TATAAGAATAATGAGCTGGTGGAAATTCTCTATATGTAACTCCAAATTCAAGTGCAAACTTCTTAGCGTAACCATCTGCTCCTAATGGTTGACCACCACTCACAACTTCTACCTCGTCTCCAAACTTTTCCTTTAAGTCGAAGATGAAATCCTTTATCTTTCTTTTATTAGTATATTTTCTACTGCCTACTATGCCGACTTTCTTCATAATCATTCCTCTTCTGAACTTTTTTGGATGGTTTCGGTGATATTGAAAATTTAGCAGCTTTATAAAATTCTTCCAAGCCGTTCAACAAATCATCTACATCATTTTCAGCATAGATATACTGAAATCTAAAATTGTGTTTTGGATCGGCATCCCAAGAATTTACAATATTAAACCACGTAAATTCATTATACGTTTGAGTATTGGCTGGTTTAATCTTTGTTTTATAATGTAAACTCCCCTCCCACTTCTTTATAAATTTTTTCAAAATATCGTGTGAAATATCTTTGTCTTCTTCATACCACAGGTATAACATAAATGGAAAATGTAAATCGTCCCAAATTGAACTTATCTTATTCATAACGTCTTCTTCTTTTTCAGTTCCAATAAAATCTGATAATTTCAATCTGACAGATAATTTCACGTGACTATTGAAGTTTCGATACATAACTATCTCCTATTATAATTCGCATCACATAACTCTGGCATTTCTCTAAACTCACAAAACCTACAATTTTTCTTAGATGCTTCTTTTCTATAAATATGTTCCATATTATATTGTCCATCGTCAGTAAAACACTCTTTAATAAATTCACTTAATCTCAATGATACCTTATTTAAACTTGGAGTTCCACTTGCTGGTGAAAATTGTTGAACTCTTTTTTGTGGAAAAGATACATTCTCATATAATTTTCTCTTTACTATAAAAAACTCCACATCAATTCTATTAATAGGAAAATCAAATTGTTTTGAATAAAACTGTTTGTATAATAATAATTGATCTGTTTTGTTCCTATCTTTTTTTATATATTTATTCCACCCCATAGTAGAAGTTTTTATATCATAAATTTTCAATCTACTTTCAGTTGAATCAAATAAAATTAAATCTATAAACCCTCTAAATCTTATATTTCCAGGCAAATCATAATTAATAGCTATTTCTGTTCCAAGTAATTCATAACCCCTTTTTTGAAAATACTGCCCCCTACGGCTAACAAACCATTTTAAAAAGGATATTCCATCTGAATAAAATTCTGCCATATCTTGTCTATTACAACATTCTTCTCCAGACTCCTCTTTAATTTTCAAAAAATTCACCTTCATTCTATCTTCTAACATAGACTCTAAATTTAAACTGTCTGCTTTCTTTGCAGTTTCTGTATACATAACAGTAAGATATTTCTGTAATACTTCATGCATACTTGTTCCAAATAAAGTATGTATATTTCCAGCAAACTCCCTGCGCTCATCTATGTAATTCAGTTTCCATCGATAAGGACATGCAGCCCATTGTGAAAATTGGCTATATGATATTACTTTCCCCATTTTCCGTTTCTAACTACTCTTGCCATAATACTATAATTTGTTAAATCTTGAAATGAATCCTTCACAGATTCCGTAACTCCTTCTCTATCTGACTTCACAGTTAAATTTATTAATCTATTAACCTTATCATTTATTCGTACTACCAACCCAGTTGTAGACAATTTAACATCTTCTTCATTTTCTAATGTAGTACCCATTGCAATATTTGAAGGACCGTAATCATATTGTTTTTTACAAAACAAGTCGTAATCCTCCTGTTGTAATCTCTTAAACTCACGAGTCATTATTGGATAATGTAATTCCAAATGTTCTGCTGGACTTAAATTTTCCTTTTTGACTTTCTTTTTCGGATAAGATTTCTTCTTACTACTTTCTTTTATAACTTTCACTATTTACTCCTTTTTAAAAACAAAAATTGGCTCATATTTATATCCAGCTCCCATAACTGAAGATAAAGTTAATTGGAGAGTTTCTTCTTGTTTAAATCCTAATTCTTTAGAAATTTTAACAGTTGCATCTTCTATAAATTTATACTTAGGTGTATTTGCGATATTATATAACATATAACCACCTTTTTTTAATCCATAATAACAATTCTCTATAGTCTTTCTTAAAAATCCATTCTCCCACTTATCTTCTGATGGATACTTAATATAACTTTGTGTGAGCTCATCGGAATACTTTTCCGTATCGAAATAAGGTGGTGAAGTAAAACATAAATCGAGTGATTCTTTTTCAGAAACAAAATCTTCACTTCCTTTCATATAAATATCAACTTTCTTATTTAGATATGTAAAATCTTTTTTCATTTCTAATAACCCATTATATGTCCTCGTGGCAGGTTCAGTTCCAATATAATGTTTAGTATTTGATGATGCTAAAAACCCCAATAACCGTCCGCCCCAACCACTTGACATATCTCTTATAACTCCACCACCACCATACTTCTCATATATTAGTTTGGCTGCTGTTGGTCTAAAATTAGATACTGATTGAGTGCCTGTATATATTTTAAGTGATTGTCGTAACCTATTTTCACGAAATATATTTCTTTCCACTTCTTCCTCTTCATCATTACCATGTTTCATTTGCCACTTCCAGGCCTTCCTAATTGTAGATTTAAATTTATCATCATCATTAAAAGTTTCCATTGGTGATTTCATTGCGTCACCATATCTAATTTCCCAAAAAAATGGAAAATATGACCAAGCTAATCTTAAACAGTGCATAGTCTGAATAATTTGATTATCTATAAAAATAGTATTAACATCAAACTTCCTAAGTTTCTTCATGTGTTGATGCTTTTCTTGTTCTGTTATACTGTAATGTGGGAATCCATGCCTTCGATAATAATCAAAGATTACTTCAACACCATAATCTATATTTATAGTATTTATATTATTTGTAACCTTATAAAATTCTAAATCTTCTTTATCATACTCTGTAAATTTAGATAGAACTTCATAATCAACTTGTTTCATCTCAAATGTAAAGTTTCAATTTGTCTTGGATCAGTTCCATAACTTTCAAGAAGAGAATATAACTCAGCCTTTCCCTGTTCGGTCATATAATATCTATCAACATATTCTTCTGATTCTAAATTACTGACGCTAAAATGTTTTGAAACTAATTCAAGCAACCACTGTGGATATTCCATCTCTTTTCTCCCTTTAACATAACGAAGCCACTGCTTCCCTTTTGGTAAAATATCAATATACAATCTATATAAATCTTTTGGTGATATTGGATATTTCTGAATTTCATTTACAAAATCTACCCATTCCACCTTCATAGATAAGAAACGATTTATCATATAATTTGACCAAGTTTTCTTATCTCCTTCTGTTAGAAATTCCCAATAATTTTTATTCTGAATCTCCGTCAGATTTTTTAGGTGATGAAACAGATTCTTGCTTTTTATCTTCTTTTTTTGGTTTATCTTCCTTCGGTTCTGGTTTTTTCTTGTAATCGGTTTCATAAAATCCTGTTCCTTTAAATATAACTGCGGGTTTTGAAATTTTCCTTCTCATTTCAGTTACCACTCTTTCAATACTATAAAATGGTAAACTTTTTAACTCTACACAATCAGGGCAGTCTGGAGCCTTATCATCTACTTTCTGTAAAACTTCTTCTTCGTGTCCACAATTAGGACAAACATACTCATAAATCGGCATCCTCAGTCTCCACTAGATTTTTATATATCTCCATAATTTCTCCACAACTACCACAAGAATAAACTTGAACTGGAACTACAGCTTCTTGTCCTGTCGGTGACATTATTGGCGATATTCTCTTAATAATATATGTAAGAAGAAATACATTGTTATTGCACTTTTTACATTCCAAAGTCTCTGCCTTAGATATATCTACATTAACTTCAGAGTTTGATGATTGTGTTAATTTCTGCATTATTTTATTACCTCATCTCTTAAATTATTTAATCATATCAGCAATGGTATCCGCAACCAAATCTGACTTCTCATCATCTATTGCATGTAAATCAGCTAAATAATGCCCGAATAAATGTCGGGCTTGATAAACATCATCACAGTCTAGATCATTTATTCTAACTTCACCTGGTGGATCTGTTACATCACAAGGGTCTGTTGGTAATGCTTCTCGTATTGTTTTAGGTTTCGGTATACTATATACTTCAAATAACCGTTCAAATTCATTTTTTACTGTTTGATAATTACTCATTGCATTCCTCTATATAATTTCATCTACTAATCCATATTCAAGACACTTTTTGGCATCCCAAAGTAAATCATGTTTCAATATTTCATCTAATTCTTCTGTTGGAACTTTAGTATGTTCTGTATATACAGTTCTAATAGTTTTCATCATCAAATCTAAATTCTTTTTCTCATCCTCTATTTCAGAATACTTTCCCCACAATTGTGAAGATAATTGATGAATTAACATATATGAATTTTTACTCATAAATCTTTTCTTGCCTACTACTGAAAGAAATGTAGCTGCACTTGCACAAAATCCATCTACAAAAGTGTATACAGGAACATTACATCTTGAAATTGTATCCATAGATGCAATACCAG